TGGCATATCTCTAGGAACATCGCCGCAATCCTCTGCTATTGATTGAGCGAACTCAGCGCCACTATCATAACGACCCATATAGGCGTCACGGCAGTTTGAAACGCAATCAATATCAAAGTGGTTTAGGAATGATGAAACAACATCTACTCCAATGTCATCTACCATATCGGCATACTCTTCAAAATATAATTTGAATTTCTTTTCGCCATATATTTCAATGAATCCAACAAGTTCATCTTCGTCCCAACCGAATGTATTCTCTAGGAACTCTTCGATTAAAGTTTGTGTCTCTTCAGAATAAGAAGTGTAGAGTGGCAGTGACATAATAAAAAAGAAATTCGTTTGTATGTTTATATTATAATCGGTAGAGTTGAGTAATCTACCTTTGATGTGACACTAATATTATTGGCACACCACTACGTTGCCGTGTTCGCCTCCCATATTATAGTGTCATCATATTTACTTTTTCTTTTTTTGATTAATTCTAATTCATTCCAATTTTGCTCGAAACAACATAGGCATACATGAATACGTTTATGTAGAAATGTAGTCAAGTCGCATTGCTTTCTAGGTTTGGTAGCAATCTCGATAGAGACATATCTCGTAGGCGCTCGCCAACCTTTTTTATGCTCTGCTTCACTGGCAACAAAATATACCCAACCTTTATGGACTTGACCTAATTCTGTAGTCCATACTACATAGTCGTTGACTTGTGGATTATAACCAACGCTCATTTTGTAGTGTCCACTTTGTAACGTCTCGTAGTCTCTCAACTACAGTAGCATCAGGTGTCCACCCTAAATCTCGCATTTTACTGCCGTCTAGTGCATAACGTAAGTCATGGCCTGGCCTCGATGAGTGAAAGTCAACCATTTCATATTTTAATTTCTTATCTTGTGCTTGAGCAATTATCTGGGCAAGTTTTAAATTATCTAACTCTTCAGCACCTACAACATTAAACTTAGGGCATTTAGCATTGCCCCATGTTTTCTCAAATTTACCTTTATAATTCAATAAGAATAGCACAGCACTCGCAACATCATCAGCGTGTATATAGTGTCTTGAGCCAGGCACAGTTCTCGTACTGTCACTATGGATAGTGACCTTCTCGCCGTCTCGTATTCTGCGAATACACATAGGTATATACTTCTCAGGGTGTTGTCTCTCGCCAAATACATTCATAGTATGAGTGATATAAACTGGTAGTTGATATGTATTCTCGTAGGCAACTGCTAACTCTTCTCCGCCTGCCTTGGTAGCACTATATGGATTTGTAGAATTATATCTATCATTCTCTTCATACTTGATACCATCAGGAGCTGGCCCAAATACCTCATCAGTACTAAAATATAAGAATCTCTCTAAGTGGTCAAGTGACCTAGCAAAGTCTAATATATTACAAGTTCCCACTACATTATCCATCACAAATTCCATTGGATAATCAATACTCCTATCAACATGAGATCCAGCAGCAAGATGTAAAATATAATCTACCTTACCAATCTCACGTCTTACAAGTGGATTTAATTCTGCCTTGAGATCATGCCAAACTACTTTAACTCTTTTTCTCTCGTTAGGTGTACATTCATATTGTAGTATATCATTGAGACGATTGAGATTGCCACTATAATCAAGTCTATCAAGTGTAACTATGTTCCAATCTGTTTGAGTTAGAATACGGGCAATCAAGTGGTGTGCTATAAATCCAGCACCACCAGTAATCAATGCAGTTTTCATTCGTTTGTTGTATCTTCTATAGATAAAGTTTCTGTATCATCATCTTCAAATTGAATAAAGAACCATTGATATGATTCATTATCGCCAAGTGAAAATTCCTCAAAGATAGAGTGTGCTTCATCAAACATTTTTAAATCTACCAGTTCAGTTAATCTCTGACAATAATAGTTTTCAACTTGAGTAATACACTCTTCTTTGGTTTTGTCCATGATTATGTATAATAGGGTGCGAGAAACAAAAACTGTTCTCTGTCGAGGGTGGCACTAGCAAGTGTTCTCTGTCGAGGGTGGCAGTTTTGTTTCCCTATCCTTTATTATAGAGCATCTAAGTCAGAATGGCGAGCCCTTTGTGACACTTTCTTTTCTGGCATAGGTGTGTACTCATAACCATACATTTGTAAGTAACCTTCAAATGCTGAGTCTGGTACTTTGCCTTCCCAGTATTCCTTTTCAGTATAAACCTTTTTAGTTTCAATTAGTTTCTCAGTTTCTAATTCATCACTCTCATCAGCATTTGTATGATGTGTAACTTCTTTTAATGTCTTAAGATAATCTAAAACGTGCTGTCTTATTTCCATAAGTTGTTCATAACAACCTTGATTATGAGCACAACCACGCAAATCGTGGTCAGGTTTCATAACTGACTCTGTGAATAGAGATAATGCTCTATCATATTTGATAGCTGGTGTTTCTTCCCCAACTGAGGCTTGATCTTTCATTGTAGTAAGATAGTAATTTTACTAATTGCTATTGTCGCTAGAAAACATAACATAATTACAACATCAAATTGTTTATGTTTGATATAAAAGGGCATACAAATAACATCAGCAATAACGTGAATAATTGCACCATAGAGTGTTGATATATGTAGTATAACAAAATATGCAACAATAATCAAGCAAGAACCAGCGACTCTACCAACAACTAATAAATTCATTTAATTAATTATTTACAATAGAGATTGCTGGTTCGCCCTTGTTGAATACAGTATCAACAACTGCTTCAACTTTGCGAGCAGTGCTAATTCCAACTTTGCTATAGACAGGTATGCAGACTAAACCAAACGTCTTTGTGGCGTCGCCTAGACGTATTACACGCCCGATAGTTTGACTTATACCTATGTAGTCCATACTTCTTAGAAATAGAACTGCCTCCAATCCATTGACATTGATACCTTCAGATAGAATACTATGATGTAGAACTACAACTTTTTAGTTGTATCTCTACCCCAAGCATTAAGAGTATTAAAGAACTCTTCACGATTAACCTTCTCGCCATCTACGATAGCGCCAGTTTTAGATGTGATAGTCAACCATGAATAACCACGCTCTGCTAACTCTTGAATGAAATCAGTTTGTGATAATAAAGCAATGATTTGTTTAGTTGACTTAGCACATATCAATACTTTATCTTTGCATATATTATCAATCGAGTCAATCATTTGTTCGCAATCACGATCAGCAACTAACTCATCTTTATCTAGTATTCTTGATTGATAAACTTCTACTTTAGGTGGTAATATGTAACCTTCTTTAACTAACTGTGGAGCAGGTACTTGACATATCACTTGACCATACTCTGGCCAGTTCATACCCGCCTTGATAGGCGAACGACTATGTTTTGGTGTAGCAGTGAAGAAGTAACATCTTTCAGCAAGATGAGAGAAGTGTTCAGTAGCAGGGAAAAAGTTTTTCTGAACTGAATTATGTGCCTCATCAAAATAGATAGTATCAACTTCAATATCAAGTGACTCTTGTATCTTATGTAATGAATGATATGTTGTAAAGATTAAGATATTCTTGACACTATTATGATACCAGTTTTCAAGTTCATCAGTTTTAGTTGTACTGAAGTGATGAGTCTCTCCACTATGAACATGAGCAACATCAACATCAGTAATGAACTCTAAGAACTCTGATGATAATTGATTTGCAAGTAAGATACGAGGAGCAACAACTACAATGGTACGAGCAATGGTTGACCTAAATCTCTGTTCAGCATCATTAATCATACACATTGTCTTACCGCCACCAGTAGGAACAATGATTTGTCCTTTAGTATGACGAAACATTGCTTGTACAGCTTTAAGTTGATGTGGTCTTAGTTGCATAATAATTTCGTTGATATATTCATTATAATAGTTTTGATAGGTTTGTCTGCATATTGTATGACAGATTTCTATGTGGCACATATAGAGTTCCATACTTACCAAACACTTCATTGAATCTATCTAAATCTTTGCCAAGATATACAACTGCTGATTGAAATGGTGCAGCCCCTCTACCATCGCCAAACTTGAGTCTCTTATTGATAG